CCACCAAAAACGGTAGTCAACAAGAAAAGGACTTTTTTCGTGAATGTCCAGTTTTAAAAGGGGGGACTTCTCTATTATTTCCCCAGCAGAAATGTCTTGAGATGCAAAAACTCCAAGCCCATGAATGGGACTGGGTTGTGCAAAAACTTTTGGTGGGTTTTTATCAAACATACTTTGTATCAAATATATCAACGAAAGAGGTATTTATCAATATAAGTGTTATGGCAGAGAAGTTAGTTCCAATTACTAGATTAGGTAAATTCTTTGGTGGTGAAGACTATTCACTGGATATTTCCATGGGTCAGGAATGGCTTGAGGGTGATATGAACTTCACCGTTGTACTTTACAGAATTGATAGATACAAAACCCGCATCGATGATGTTTACGGAGAATCACCAGAAGGAGGAATACAATTCTTGGCTCCGGTTGAAATTAAAGGGTATGTTCAAATTCTTGCTCCAACGGGTCAAAGACTCGGCACTTCGAGAATTGAGCAGAACGAACCAGGTAACATGCGTTTTTCTGTTTACCAATCTTACCTCGACGAGCTTGGGGTTGATATCGCTTACGGTGATTACATTGGTTACTATGAAACTGAAGATAAAGTTAGATACTACACCGTATCTGATGATGGTCGTGTTGTTTCTGATAATAAACACACTTATGGAGGATACAAGCCGTTCTACAGAACAGTCATTGCAGTTCCTACCTCACAAAATGAATTCTTTGGAACATAATGGCATTACCTAAAGTACCCATATTCAAGCAACAGGTGAAACCAGATATCAATTTGGTTCCGCCTAAAATTCTTTCAGCTCGTAGAGAACAGCTTCTTCAGTTCATTAACGAAGATGGAACTTACCTACCTCAGAGCGTTTTGCATGCTGATTTGGATGGGGGGATGTTAGATTTTGTTCAAACAACTCTTAAAACAACTGTCTCTGGTAAAGACATAAGTGTTGTAGATAAAATTATAACAAACCAAAGATGGTCTCAGTTTACAGAAACTTGGAATTTTGTTGACCAGGATTTTAACGTGCAACTACCATTTATCACCGTTGTAAGACAGCCAGAAGTTAAGTATGGTTCAAACCCTTCACTTCAATACACAATTCCAGTTCGTAAACAATTCTATTATGCTAAGGTTCCAACATGGAATGGAAACCAAAAAGGTTACGACATTTACACAATTCCACAACCGGTACCCGTTGATATCAATTACAGCGTAAAAATTCTTTGCAACAGAATGAGAGAATTGAACACATTCAATAAAAATGTGCTTCAAACTTTTTCATCAAGACAAGCCTACACCTTTATCAAAGGTCAGTATGTTCCAATTATCATGAACAATGTTTCTGATGAATCAGTAATCGATGTTGATAAGAGAAATTACTATATTCAAAGCTACGATTTCACTATGCTGGGTTATTTAATTGACGAGGAAGAATTTGAGGTTAAGCCAGCAATTTCAAGAGTTGTTCAATTATTCGAAGTTGACTCGCAAGTCCCTAAAGGAAAACGTGCTCAAATTGTTCCAGAAAATCCGGATGAGTTCACTTACAATTTATTCTACACCTCTGGAAACACTTCGATTGTAGATGACAAAGTAGATTATAGAATTAATTTAACTTTAGTTTCAACATCGAATGTCACTACTGGAAATACAATCAATGATGGATATAGGGTTTATATTAACGATGATTTTTATGGTGTCAATGTTAATTTTATTCAACTCAATACCGGCGACTTATTACGAGTAGATATTACAAAACAATCGCCAAACGAAGAGGCAAACATAGAGTTCCAAGCAAAACTGGTATAATTATTCTCCGTAAATATCTTTTTTCTTTTTACAATTCTCCAGAATCAACTTCTCTAGGTATTTGTAAATCTTCAAACCATTATCATCACAATACTCTTTAAGCACTTGATGTGTGGTTTCAGATATTTTCAGGTTCTTAATCTTCTTAGGGGTAGTTTTCATATAGGGAGAAAAAAGGCAGAAAAAAAACATACTGCTTAATAATACATACTTAAAAGTCAAGTTTTTTGTGTTTAAATCAAATATTTATCATAAAAATAAAACCGAATAAGAAAAATTAAAAAATGTTTTTTCAATTAACAGCTCAAGCAAACCAGAAAGTTTTTGTGTCCCCAGGGGTTTACACATCTGAAACTGATTTATCGTTTGTTGCTCAAAGTGTTGGTGTTACTACTTTGGGTTTGGTGGGTGAAACTCAAAAGGGACCTGCTTTCGAACCAATCTTTATCACTAACTTTGATGAGTTCCAAACGTTCTTTGGTGGTACCGTACCAACAAAATTCATAAACACACAAATTCCAAAGTACGAAGCTGCTTACATAGCCAAAGCCTACTTGCAACAATCAAATCAGTTGTTTGTTACTCGTATTCTCGGTCTATCAGGTTACGATGCTGGTCCCTCTTGGAGTTTACAAGCTATTGCTAACGTAAATGGCAGCACTGTTGGTATTAACACTGGCACGCCTGGAACAACATTCACAGTTAACTTTACTGGATATACTTCCGGTTCGACTCTTACTTTTGGTAGTGGTTTACCTGCGCTTGTTTCAAACTCATTGTCAACACAATATACATTGACGGATGGTTCAACCTCAACTTACAATACAGACTTATTCGGGTTCATGTTGGATATTTCAGGTAACACCACTCTTTCTGCTTCAACAGCAAATGTCTACGGTTCTATTCCAACTTCAGATTATACCCCATTGAGTGGTCAGTTCTCTAATCTTGGTAACATTTTTGGTTGCAATAACTTGAGTCTTGATTCTGCTGATTTAAGTTCTGGAACAAACGACCCTTGGTATTATGCTACATTTGATGTAACAACCAACAATAGTTACTCTGGATATTCTTGGTATTATGATGTAACCAACTTTGTAACGGGTGCTTCAGGATTTTTCTCTGGTACAATTACAGGGGAAACTTACATTTACTCTGGTACAGCATATACCGAATGGAATAATTTGATTCTTGCAACAATTCGTTCACGTGGTATCTCAGTTTATAGTTCTAATTTACATGGTCCTCAGTACCAAGTTACTGGTCTAACTGATTTGGACTTGATTTGCACAGGGGCATACTCTGGAATTTCACAAAGTCCATTTGCAACATTCCAACTTAGTGGTGTAACCTACGAGGGTAATACTTTCTCTTTCGATACATCATTTGATTCTACAAATGCAAACTACATTACAAAAGTTCTTGGAATTGCTAACTTCTCTAAACCAAGACAAGAAGTTCCAATTTACGTTGAGGAATCTTACTTGGGTATGTTGAACTATGGTTACAATAAAGGATATGTTCGTGGTGTTAAGTGTGATTTGATTGCACTTCCTGAAGCTCGTGATAAAGCTTCAACTACTTCTATTGCATGGTTCCTTGACCAGTACCAAACACCAAAGACACCTTACTTTGTATCTGAACTTCGTGGTAACAAAGTTTACAACTTGTTCAGATTTATGACTATCAGTGATGGTAATTCCGCTAACACAGATGTTAAGATTTCAATCGCAAACATTTCTTTCAACAATGGAACATTTGATGTGTTAGTTCGTGATTTCTTTGATACCGACGCTAACCCAGTTGTTTATGAGAAATACACTAACTGTACAATGGACCCATCACAAAACAGCTTCATTGGAAAACAAATTGGTTCTGTTGATGGTGAATATCCTTTGAACTCTGCATACATAATGGTAGAAATGTCGGATGAATATCCTGTTGACGCTTTACCATGTGGATTCTATGGTCTTGAAGAGAGAATTTACGAGACAGCAACTAACCAGTCTCCATTCCCTATTATCAAAACCAAATACTTCTTCCCTGGTGAAACAATTTATGACCCACCTTTCGGAACTACTGCTGGTGGTGCAAATATCGTTACTTCATCTGGTGACATTGTAAGAAGAACTTACTTGGGTATTTCTTCACAATTTGGAATTGATACTGACTTACTTCAATACAAAGGTAAAAAGAATCCGGTTACTGGTTGGGATTTGGCAACAACTTCAGAACCTTGGA